ACCATACGACTATAACAAGTGCCAAATACCAATTTAAAAAATGACTGATTCACAAAAATTACTAGGCGGACGAGGATGTAAAGTTCTCGGAGTTGCGGCTCACACTTCACTAACGGGCTACGCTTTCATCGCTCAAGAAGATACTGTTGTAACCGTTTTCACCGTAGGCTCAACTGACTCACTAGCGGCTTACGGGCTAAGCACTCCGCTAAAGGCTGGGGCTTACATCGTTGTTCCAAGTGGCGAATCTATTACTGCCATTACTTTGACAAGCGGAAGCGTTATCGTTTACAACCAATGATAGGAACTTCTAAAATAGGAGTTGCCGCAAGTCGTGGAGGAGGCGGAGGCGGTGGTGCTTCGGGACTCGTAACGGACGGCTTGATTCTGAATTTGGATTCAACCGACACATCAAGTTATCCGGGAACGGGGACGGTGTGGTCTGACCTTAGCGGAGAAAGTAACGACTTCACTTTATACAACGGCCCGACATTCAGCGCAGATGATGGCGGCACAATAGTCACCGATGGAGCAAACGACTACATCAAATCTGATGGCAATATTGACGAAGTAAATGCGGCTAATTCAACCTTTGGTTATGTTAAATGCACAGACTTAACTAATGGAAGTTTTGGTGGGACTTATCTCAACCATTTTCTCGCGAAAGGTTTTAATAATACGGCAACTGCAAATATTGTTCTTCGCTTTGTGGCAACTTCATCAGATTGGTCAACTTATAACTATATGTCTCTACAAATTTTAATTAGAAATTCAAGCGGCACACAAATCGCCAATTGGAACGGTTGGAGCGAAGGCACAGTTCCACAAATAGCCGAAGACAATTGGTACTATGTCGGATTCACAACGGATGGCGGAAGCGGTGATAACGTTGATGCGTTTGTGAATGGCGTGAAGGTTGGTGGCACAACTTTATCGGGAGCAAGGTCTGTTGTTACCACTCAACCATTGGTTGTAGGTTCTGACTCGTGGAGTAGAAGTTTAGGAATGGCGGGAAGCAACAGAAACTATCATATGTATTCAAGAAAGTTAACAGATGCAGAAGTGCTTCAGAACTATAATGCGATTAAGATATGATTAAGAACTTTGACGATTTAAGATATATGATTGTGCTTGTTTCAGAGGTTGACCAAGTAGACTTTAGCCAAGTCTTTGAAACTTCACCCGACACGCTTAGAATCTCAGTAGATAGCCTCAAAACTTTCTTTAAATGGGAAGGCGAAACACCTTCAAGTATAGAGGCGTTAACTTACAAGGATGGCTCTTATACTCACGAAGAGATACTGAACATTTTAAATAGCCCTGAGTGGGTGTCTGACCCGAACTAATATGGAAGCAATTCTCGAAGCACTTGCGAGTTATGGTATTGCTGGAGTCTTCTTGGCGGTGTTGGTTTATTACCTTAACAAGTTAACCGACATTCACCGAGATGAACGTAAAGATTGGCAAGACGCTAACAATAAGCACGTTGAGAAGTTTGCGGACGTAATTAACGAGAATACAAAAGCACTTGTAGAGATGAAAGGAGAACTTAAAGAGAATCGTTGCAAAATGTAAAATGGTGCGCTTGGCGACCCGTAGAATGTAACTGTAAGAATGGAAACTGCAAAGAAGAAACAAAGACCAAACGCGGCAAAGATAGCCGCGGAGGTAATAAAAGAGTTTGAAGGCTACTCTTCAGAGCCTTATTTGTGCCCTTCAGGCATTCCAACTATCGGCTACGGTAATACAATGTATGCCAACGGTGAAAGGGTTACAATGGACGACAAAGAGATAGACAAGAAAGAAGCTGAGAAGATGCTACTGGACACTATTAAGAGCGTCGAGAAGCAAGTTAAAAACGTGGTTGAGGTCAAACTTCCAGCGCACAAATTAGCGGCTTTAATTTCGTTTACATATAATGTAGGAATAGGCAACTTATCAAAGTCTACTCTTTTAGGTTGGTTAAATTCCAACCCTAACTATTCAGAAATACCGAGCCAGTTCAGAAGATGGAACAGAGGCGGAGGCAAGGTTCTGAAAGGTTTAATTCGTAGACGAGAAGCTGAGATTGAACTATGGGATGGAACATCGCAATACATCTAATAAAGGCATACACGCCTTATCTTTTAGCTTTCTTACTTGGCGTTCTCATTGCTTCCAAAGGTTGCGGAGAACCTGAGACAATTACAACCGTAATAGATAGACCAGTCCCGACTATTGAATACGTTGATAGATGGCGCACCGATACCGTTAGGTTTGTCTCTAAAGAACTCGTTACTCGTTACGATACAATCTACTCGGATAAGATAGTTATTCGCTTAGATACAATGTTATTGATAGATACTTTTAAGATAGTTGAAACGTGGCTCACTGAGGTAGCTAACTACGACACGACCGTTAACGACATTCGGTTAACTTGGCAGAACTATCAAAACAGAACCGAGAACCTAAACGTAACTATTCAAGAGAAGAGCCAGCCGTTAAGCTGGGCGTTAGGTGTTCACGGATTGGTCGGGCTTGAGTCTGATTTTGTCGAAAATTATAAGCCTTTGTTTGGGGCTGGTTTGCAAGCAACCATAAAAAGAACTTACTTTAGCGTAAATTATGGCTATAACACGCAACACTTTATCGGTGTGGGTGTAGGTCGCAACCTTATAAGTAAATGATATACGACACAAACCCAATAACAAGAGAAGCAATCGACAAACTACTTGCAAAGAACGCTTCTAATCAAGCAAATCTAGGTACTGAGTCCACCGATTTAGAACGATTTGAGACAAAGATTAAATGGGCGGAGTTGCTTCGGGAGATAAGAACGCTCGATGCTGAGTTTGCCGAAATGGTGCAACCTCAATGAAGGAAGTTAGACCTCGTATAAAAGGGCAAATGCTCGATGCTTGGAATAACCTAACTCGAAAGGAAAGGCGAGTCTTAGTAATAGGCGACCTACACGAGCCGTTTTGTTTAGACGGCTACCTTGACTTTTGCAAAGACACTTACAGAAAGCACAATTGTAACCAAGTGGTCTTTATTGGAGATGTAATCGACTCGCACTACTCCAGCTTTCACGAGACAGACCCGGACGGAATGGGCGGAGGGCAAGAACTTGAGTTAGCAATAAGAAGACTAGCAAGATGGGTTGAGGCTTTCCCGGTTGCTGATGTAACAATAGGAAACCACGACCGTATCATAAGCCGAAAAGCCTTTAGCGGTGGAATACCAAAGGCTTGGGTTAAGACATTCAACGAAGTGCTTAACGCTCCAACGTGGAGGTTCGTTGATAGGGTTGCTTATGATAACGTCCAGTACATTCACGGAGAAGCTGGAACGGCTCGGACTAAGTGCCGCGCAGATATGCAGTCAACGGTTCAAGGACATCTTCATACTCAATGCTATTCCGAGTGGTATGTTGGACAGAACTTTAAGGTGTTCGGTACTCAGGTAGGTTGTGGAATTGACTTCGATAAATACGCCTTTGCCTACGCTAAACGTGGCAAGAAACCCGCGATAGGTTGTGCGGTTGTGATAGGTGGCAAGACCGTAATAAATGAACTGATGGAATTATGATAATCTTTCTTTTAACCGTTTCCGTTTGTCTCCTTTTCTTTATTGTGGGGCTTCTCTTATATATAGGCTACAAGGTTCGCCAATTTGAGGACACGCAAGACGTTATCTTTGACGCGGCAGTCAATGCAGAGGAGCGTAACCGTGAGATAGAGTTAAACCAAGAGGCTATTTTAAACGCCTATTCACGACAGAATTAAGTTCAAAAAAAAAATAATTTAAAAAAACTTTGCTTAGTGTTTTGAATATTCAAAAGGTTATTTATATATTTGTCGAAACATTTAATAACAGAACAAAATGAAAAACGAAACGCTAACACTTGAAGACATCTTAAACAGCGAACTAATCACGGAAATGATTGAGCAAGAAGACAAAGAACTTGCCGAAGCTGGATGGACTTACAAAGAAGTCAAAAGCCTAGCCGACTCAATCGCTAAGAAATAAAAACCAAAGGGGCAACCATAAGAACGCCCCACAATAACAGAACGATGAACCACTTAACATTTCAAGAGCGACTTTCAGATATGCAAATCCCAGCATTCGTAAGGAGAACCGCTAACCGAGCCTTAACCTATTTGCAATCTTCGGAGAGTTGTATAATCCGAGTCGAGCCGTTTGCATTTTGGCAGATGGTAAGGTACTCAGGAGCAGAGCCTATCAAGTCGGGGCTTTATACTTTCATTCGGATATATGACGACCAGCAAAACGCTGTTGATATTCAGACTAAAAATTCGTAAATTCAATTATCAATTAATCATCAAAAAACAGAACGATGACAGAAACACAGAAAGAGAGGTTGCAACACCTCGCAAAAGAAAACGGTCTAACGAAAGACCACTTCTTCAAAAGTCCTCAGGGCTTTGTAATTATCACAAGACAAGGCATTGAGCGCATCCAAGCGCACAAAGCTATTCGAGTAACTTACGAAGTAGTCAGCTTATCGGACGACCTAAAGCACGTAGTTATTAAAGCTACTGGTGAGATGAGCAACACCAAAGGCTTGCCCGTTCAAATGGAAACATTCGGAGAATCCGCGCCTGATAACACGAGACAAAAGTACCCGGTTGCAATGGCAGAGAAACGAGCCTTGAGTAGAGTGGTTTTGAAACTCTCAGGACTTTACGAAGTTGGCGTTTTTGGCGAAGATGAATCAGACGACTTTAAAAGAAAGTAAGATGAAATGGATAAGCGTTAAAGATAGATTGCCGATTTCAGGTACTGTTTGTTTTACTTGGACAGATGGTTTTTTTGACTCAATGTTTCCTCAAATACTTATGAGATTTGAAAACGGTTGGTATGAACCAAGTCCAGACACAGACTTTAAAACAGACGACAAGCACGTTACTCATTGGATGCCGATAGAACCACCAAAAGAACAATAAAATGCTAGAAGAACTATTTACCGAACAACGGACAGACGAATGGCACAAGCAACGAATGGGGAAGTTTACGGCTTCCCGATTCGGTGAACTTATGACCAACTCACGGAAGAAAGACGAAGTTCTAGGGGCGACCGCGGTTTCCTACATTTACGAGAAGGCGGCAGAACTTCTAACGGGAGAACGAAAGGAAATCTTCGGAGCGGCTTTGGATTGGGGAACTGAAAACGAGCAAGTCTGCAAGGCTTACTTTGAAGAGACTACTGGCTTAACGATTGAAGAGATGCCTTTCGTACCTATCAACGAATACTCAGGGGCTTCTCCTGACGGAATGGTTAACGGAGAACTGATTGAAATCAAATGCCCGTACAATACCAGCAACCACCTCAAGACTGCATTCGAGGGTTACATTGACCCGAAGTATATGTGGCAAATGCAAGGTCAAATGTTAGCAACTGGAGCGTTAGCTTGTAGGTTCGTTAGCTTCGACCCACGCATTAAAGACGAACGCTTTAAACTTATTGAGATACGAGTAGAGCAAGACCTTGAAATGCAAGAGCAACTCAGAGAACGCTTAGAGTTTGCAAATGATTACCTTTATAAACTTTTAAACCCAAAATAAAATGCCACGAAAAGCAAACCGTGATAGTCGTATGAAAGTAGTTTCAGCTCGTTATTCTGAAGCTGAACACCAAGCCGTAAAGGATTACGCTAAGTCTATTGGCGAAGCACCAACTACGTTTATGTACCAATCAGTAATGAAGGAACTCAGTAGAAACGGAGCACCTACAAAGATTTACCCAAGTGTCGATATGGCTTTAGAATATTTAACAAACGGAGACATCGAGAATGCCGTTAAGTTACTCGAAGAAATCAAATTAAGCGTAAAATAAAATGGAAAACAAAGTAGTATTTATAGACGGTGTGAACGTCTTTACACCAAACGAGAAAGCACCCGACTTCGTTAAAGCGAGTCTTGTGATTAACCCGACTAAGCTAATCGCTTGGCTAAAGGAAAACGACCAGTATTTAACTGAAGGCAAAGAAGGTCTTGAGTTACGGACTCAGATTAAGGAAAGTAAGCAAGGGAAACTTTACGCTTCCGTTGATACCTTTAAGCCTACACCAAAAGCTGAGAAAGTTGGCGAAGAAGAAAACCTCCCGTTCTAAGATTGTCAAGAATTTAGATGCCGCCTTCAGTCGTTATATACGGTTGAGGGCGGTTAACCTTGACGGCTTTGTTGAGTGCTACACTTGCGGACGTTCTTACGAAGTAAAGAAAATTCAGAACGGGCATTTTATGAGCCGCGCACGTTACGCGACAAGGTGGCATGAGGACAACTGCCGACCGCAATGCTACGGTTGTAATGTGATGCAACAAGGACGACAATACGACTTCGGTTTAAACCTTGACCGAGAGCGTGAAGGACTGGCGGACGAGATGCACCAGCTTAGTTTAACGACCGTGAAGTTTGCAACGTATGAACTTGAGGAGATGCTGAAGCACTACCTTGAGAAGGTTAAAGAGTTAGAGTAAAAAATTTGTTCTAATGTTTTGAATATTCAAAAGAGTTTGTATATATTTGTTAAAAGATTTAAAAATGAAAGCATTAACGCATAAAGACTTTAGACGACTTGGCTTTGAGGGCAATAACGTAGTCGGTTATAAACTAGGAAACATTACCGTTGACATATACGAAGATGACGATTGTAACGATAGGTTTAGAGCATCTGCCAACGAGATTAGTTTAGGCTGGGTCAAGACTTACGAAGCATTGGAATTTATTTTAGAAAGCAAACTTATTCAAGATTAAAGAAATGATTGTAAAATTAACTACCGAGCAGAGCGTTTACATTGAGATAGATGGGTACACTTACTACATCGACCACTCGTTAGACGAGCCGATTGTCGAACGCTGGACAGAAGAAACAGAACCAATAACACTTTTACCTAAAGAAAATGATTCAGATAGTGAAGATTGACGAAG